AGAGATTATTGTGATGATACAGATACTATTTATTTCTTAGGTGATGCCGCAGATAGAGGTCCAGATGGAATAAAAATTATCAAAGAATTATTATCAGATTCTAGAGTAATTTATCTTCAAGGTAATCATGAAGAGTTTATTGCTTGGCAAGATATATCATTATGGATGTATAATGGTGGGAAAAATACTATAGATGATTTTAATAAACTATCACCAGAGAAACAAGATAATATTACAATAGCAATATCTGACCTTCCTATTAAGAAAACATATATAAATACAAAAGGACAAGAAATTATCCTTACCCATTCTGGTTACTGTGAAAATCAGGGACAAGGATATACTCCTTGGAATTATTATCTACAAGGAAAACAAAATCCATATTTATGGGATAGAAGCCACATATATGAAGGGTGGAATTTTGATAATAATACTTATATAATTCATGGTCATACTCCAGTAAGCTATCTTGGAAATGAATTAAACATTATAGCTCGTTATTCACATGAACCTATGATTAATTATGAAACAGAAGTAATTAATTATTGTGAAGGACATAAATTTGATATAGATATGTGTTCTTTTAGAACAGGAGTTACTGCATTATTTGATTTAGATGAATTAAAAGTTGAAAAATATTTTTATACATATAATAAAAACTAATATAGAAAGGAAATTTTAAACTAACAATGACATTAATATTATTAGTTATACTCACATATTTATTACTTCTTGCAATTGCTTCAGGGTTAGGTATCTTATTTACTTTTATATTAATAAAAATATTTCATGTAGATAAATTTTAACAAAGGAGAAACTATGAAAGATAAAATACTACAAAGATTAGAGGAACATTGGAATTATGCCGTAAGTCTTGGTTATAATCCAGATAGATTTTTAGGTATATGGTGCTATGGAAGTCAGAACTATGGATTTGCAGGCAAAAATAGTGATGTTGATAGTAAAATAATTATACTGCCTTCATTTGAAGATATATGTTTTAATAAAATATGGTTATCAAAAGAACTTCATTATGAAAATAATGAACATATTGAAATAAAAGATATTCGTTTATTGAGAGAAATGCTCATGAAACAAAATATTAATTATACTGAAATATTATATACTCAATATTCTATTATAAATTCTAAATATTTAGATTTATTTAATAATTATTTTATTAAAAATAGAGAAATAATCGTTCACTACGACAGAAATAAAACTATCAAAAGTATAGGAGGTCAATTACTCAATTTTAAAAGACAAGATTTAGCTAATAATAAGACCCTTTATAATACTTATAGACTATATTATTTTTTAGAAAATTATATTAATAGTAAACCATATATAGAATGTATTTATCCAACAGATGAAACTCATGAATTTTTATGGAAAATAAAATATGGCTTATTAAATAATATTTCTAATAATGATGATAATAAAATAGCTATGGGTGAAATTATTCAAAATAAAACACGAAAATTATTAGATAATAATAAAAATATAGATTCTCCATTATGTAGTGAAGCGGCAGCCGCCCTTAACGCAGGAGTGACCGAGATTTTAAAGGCATCATTTTTAGAGGATGGGAACTTTTCGCCAACCGCCGCGTCCAAAAAAGAGTTCTTTAAAAAACTAACTAATGCTGAGATAAAGGCTTACTATTCTATTGTAAAAGAAATACGTGAGGAAGGTAACATCACTATATCTAAACTAGTAGAAAAAAATTCCATTTCCCGCCCTGTTTATAATAATCTTATTACTAAGATGAAAGAAAATAATATTGCTACTATTGTAAATATGGGTATGAAAGGTACATATATAAAAATTCTTGAACCAGAGCTAAAAAGTGAAGCTATAAATTATTAACATTAGAGGAGTTATTGCTCTCTCTCTTGATTTTTAATTAAAAATATATTATAATATTTATATAAAATAAAAGAAAGGGTGAAAACAATGAAACATACAGGAGCTTCTCGTATTGCAAATTATAATGATGTTAGTGCAAAAACTATACCAAATAAAGGTAGAAAAAGAATTAGACATAAAAAAATTAATAATAAGACTGATAACTATGAAGCTTTTTCATTAGTTATATCTGCTAATGTTTTAATTATTTTAGCTAATATTTTAATTATTTTAATTAGTATTTTTATAAAATAGAGAAGAAAGAAAGAAAGGAGAAAATTAATATGACTTTTAAACAATTACAAAAAGAACTCCAGCAATCAATAAAAGATAAAAATAGAGTAAGAAAAAATGTAATCGCAGATATGATTACTTGTGCCAAAAATATGGCAATTGAACAAGGGTGCAAAGATAATATTACAGAAGAAATAGTAGATGCCGCGATTTTAAAGTCAAAGAAAATTTGTCAGGAACAGATAGATACCTGTCCAGTCCAAAGACCTGACATATTAGAAGGTTATAATTTATGTATGTTGTATATTAATGAATTAGCGCCAAAAATGATGTCAGAAGATGAAGTTCGTGAGTATATTATACATGAGTTAAATAATATGAAACAAATTTATGCAACTATTAATAAAGGTAATGTTATGAAACATATGATGCTTATATTAAAAGGCAAGGCAGACGGAAAGCTTGTTAATAAAATAGTAACAGAATTATTAAAGGAGAACAAAGAAAATGAATAATAAATATTATAATTCATATAATAGGGATAATTTCCTAGCTTGTATGTATATTATAGCAATGATAATTTTATTAATAATGTGCTTTTATAGACCAATTAATAAAGTTAGTAATGAAAGACAAGTTACTGCAACTGTAACAGATAAAAATGTTAAAAATAGTAGTGATGATAGTAAATATCTTATCTATACAATAGATGAAGATAATACCATAGCTACTTATGAAATTACAGATAGTTTTTTAAGAGGCAGATTTAATTCATCTGATGTATATGCAGGAATTGAGATTGGTAAAACTTATATCTTTACTATCGCAGGCTCTAGAAATGGTTTCTTATCTTGGTATCCTAATATTTATGAGTATCAAGAGGTAGAGTAGTGAATAATGAATTGGAAGAATATAAAAAATTATTAGAAGAATGTTTAGCTGAAAAAGGTTTAACTTTTCAAGATTTTATAAATAAATGTTCAAAAGAGGTTCAAAAAATATTAACAAAAGAAAATACGCTTCAAGAAAATATTTCAAATTTAAAGAAGCAATTAAAATATTGTAAAAATCCTATGGAAAAAAAGAAACTTGAAAAACAGCTTAATGAATTATATAAAGAACGGAAAAAGAAGAAAGGATAAAATATGGATACATCTGATTTAGCTAAAAGAATGAAAAATTATGAACAAGTTAAAGAGTCTAAATTAATAAAACGAATACCTGTAGCCATTAGAGTTGATGGCAGAGCTTTTCATACTTTTACTCGAGGCTTTCAAAAACCTTTCGACCCCATTTTAATGCAAGCTATGCAAGAAACTATGATGTACCTTTGTAAAAATATCCAGGGCTGTGTTTTAGGCTACACACAGTCAGATGAGATTACTCTTATTCTCTTGGATTATCAGAATCTTGATTCTGATATATGGTTTGATGGTAAGGTTCAAAAAATAAGTAGTATTACTGCATCTATGGCTACTCTTGCTTTTAATCAAAATTTTAGTAGAATAGCTACAAATTATATTAATATATATGATAAGCCCTTTATAGGTGAATATACAAAACATTATTTAACAATCTTAAATAATGCAATAAATAAAAGTGCGATGTTTGATGCTAGATGTTTTAATATTCCAAAAGAAGAGGTTACTAATCTTATTTATTGGCGGCAACTCGATGCTATAAGAAATAGTATTCAGATGGTAGGACATGCTAATTTTAGTCATAAAGAACTTCAAAATAAATCATGTAGAGAAATAAAAGATATGTTATATGAAATGGGCGTAACTTGGGATAATTTTCCTGTTTATAAGAAACGTGGAAGTTGTTGCATTAAAATTACACCAAAAAATCAAGAACGAGTTTTGTTAATTAGAGGAATAACTCCTATTATGAGACCTCAATGGACTATTGATAACAACATACCTATTTTTAAAGATGAAGGAAGAGAATATATAGAAAAATTAGTGGATATTTAATTATTTATTTTATTTTTATAAAAATTTATAATATAATTATTTATATAATAAAAACAAATAATAAAATTAAGGAGAAAATATGGGAAGATTATATGATGACAATAACGAAAATTATAATGGAGGAGGCATGAGTAGACAACGTGATTTAGTTCTTTCAACAAATGAATTTTGTTTCTTGCAGAGTCAAACCAATGGAGCTATTAAAACATATACTGGACCTATAACTATGGCAATTTCCGCACAGGAATCTTTAGTAATATTTAATTCTAAGACAAAACGCTTTGAAGAAACTACTGATTTTGGAAAAGCACGTCAGCTTTTTACATCAGCCCCAGAGGGTTGGTATGTAGTATTAAAGAATCCAAGTCATGATGGCTCTCATCCAGATGCGGCAAAAGCAGTAAATAGTCCTGAATTGTTAATTGGACGCAAGGTAAATATTGCAGGTCCTTGTTCATTTTCTTTGTTCCCTGGTCAAATGGCAAAAGTTATACAAGGACATCGACTTCGTTCAAATCAATATTTATTGGCAAGGGTATATGATGCAGATGCCGCCGAGAAAAATATGGCTTCCGCAACAGTTGTTAATGTTGAGGGCAAAGAAGTTGAAACAAGTAAAAGTAAAACATATCATGCAGGGCAACTGTTAGTGATTAAAGGTACTGAAGTTTCTTTCTACATGCCACCTACAGGTATAGAAGTGCTTGCAATTGGAGAGAAAGATGAATATAATGGAAATAATTATATTCGTGATGCTGTTACTCTTGAGCGTCTTGAGTATGCTATTTTAAAAGATGAAGATGGGGAAAGAGATATGTTCATGGTCCAGCAGTAGTATTTCCTGAGCCAACTGAAACTTTTGTAGAAACTCCATCTGGCGGAAATATTTTTAGAGCATTAGAATTATCTCCTATTAGCGGAATTTATGTAAAGGTAATTGCTGAATACGATGATAAAGATAAAGAAGGCAATATTATAAAACATCATCCTATTGGAGAAGAGTTATTTATTACAGGAAATGACCAAATGATTTATTATCCTCGTCCTGAACATGCAATGATTCAATATGATGGAAAATATATGCACCATGCTATTGCAATCCCTGAAGGAGAAGGTCGTTATATTCTTAATCGTTTAAATGGTAAAATTCAAACAATAGAAGGACCTAGAATGTATTTACCAGACCCACGTACAGAAGTAGTGGTAAAGCGTAAACTGACTGAAAAAGAATGTAATTTAATTTATCCTAATAATAATGAAGTATTAGAATATAATAAGACTTTATCTGAGAAAGTTGTTCAAAAAATGGCTCAAAGAGGCAAAGCAGACATGACAACAGATATGTTAAATAGCATGTATGCAACTTCTAATCAAGAAGCTACACTTGCAATTTTTGAAGCTAATGCTAATATTAGTAGAGGAACTTCTTATACTAAACCTAGAACTATCACTCTTGATACAAAATATGACGGTGCTGTTGCTGTTGGAGTATGGACTGGGTATGCTATTAATGTTGTGTCTAAGACAGGTGAAAGAGAAGTCATCGTTGGACCTACAACCAGATTACTAAAATATGATGAAACTTTAGAGTCTATGACTTTATCTACTGGACGCCCTAAAACAACAGACAATTTATTAGAAACTGCATATTTAAGAGTAGAGAATAATAAAATTTCTGACCTTATTAATGTTCAAACTAAAGATTTTGTTGATGTTGAGATTAAAGTATCTTATTGTGTAGATTTTCTTGAATCTTATAAAGATAAGTGGTTTAATGTAGAAAATTATGTAAAATATATGTGTGACCGTGAACGCAGTTTGCTTAAAAGAGAGGCTAAGCAATATAGCATTGAAGATTTCTATGCAAATACCGCAGATATTGTGCGGAAGGTTGCGTTAGACCTCAATACAGAACATAGTGAAAACCAAAGAGTAGGTCGTTTCTTCCCAGAAAATGGTATGCTTGTGCACGATGTAGAAGTTTTAAGTGTTAATATAGAACATCATGTTGCTGAAATTTTAAATGAGCATCAAAAGGAAATGATTACACAAGCACTAGAATTATCAGATGCTGCAAAGAAAATGCAAATGGCTACTCAATTAGCTGAATATAATCGTAAAGAAACTGCGCTTCAACATGAAAATGCTATTAAATCTCTTGAGTTAAAAATTGAACGTGAAACTAAAGAAATGGACGCTAAAGCTAGCTTAGCATTAAAAGAAAGAACAGAGGCGGAGGCTGCTAAAAAAGCTGAATCTGATATGCAAGCTATTCTTAATGATATTCAATCTGCACAGTTAGAGCGTAAAAAGAAAGATGATGAGGCTGAGATTGAAAAGAAAAAGCAGCTCGCAGAAATTGAAAAAGCAAGACAAGCAGCTTATGCGGAAACAGTATCTAATATTATGAAATCTATATCGCCTGACCTTGTAGCAGCTATGAATGCAAAGAGCAATGTAGATATTATGGAAAGTTTAGGTAAAGCAGTATCTCCTTATTCTATTGCAAAGGGAGAAAGTATTCCTGATACCATTAATACTTTAATTCGTGGAACCTCTTTTCAAGATATATTAAAAAATTTAAAATCTTCAGAGAACTAAAATGATAAAAGAATGATAGAAATATCATTCTTTTTGATTTTATTAAAAAAATATTATATAATATATTTATAAAATAAGAAAAAGAAGGTATGATAATAAATGGGGAAAAAGAACAATAATGGTTTTACAATTAGTAGAATGTTTTGTACTGAGTGTGGAAAAGAAGGGGTAATGGTACCTCGACAAGTTGGTAAACAAAGAGAAGCTGGGCATTTGAAAAAAATGTTTTGCTTGGAATGCCAAAAAACGACCAATCACGCAGAAATTCGTCCTTTCGGGGCATATAGATTAGAAGATTTTCAAGAAGAGTTCCGTTTAGGTAGATTTGTAAATGGAGAAAAAGTTCCTGTAGCAGAATTATTAAGTTGTTCAAAGACAGATTGTAAATACAATAGGTCTGGTAAATGTTGGAACTCAAAAGGTGATTATTCATGCGGGCATCGAATCTTAAAAGACAATCCTAATGATGAAACAAAAAATTTATTGAATAGAGGTTGGTAATATGAGTAATTTATATATGTTAATGGGATGTCCAGGTGCTGGTAAGAGTACATGGACTCGAAATCATATGAATATTGAAACTGACAAATATATTTCTCGTGACGAAATTAGATTTTCTATGGTGTCAGAAGATGAAGAGTATTTTTCAAAAGAAAAGCAAGTATATGCAGAATATATAAGACAAATTAATGAGAATTTAAAAGCTGGATATAATGTTTTTGCAGATGCAACTCATTTAAATAGAAGTTCAAGAAATAAGTTATTAAGAAATATTACAGTCAAGCCTAGTTCAATTGAAGTTATATGGATAAAAACTCCATTAGAAGAGTGCATCAATAGAAATGCAAATCGCGCGGGAACTCGGTCATATGTTCCTGAAAACCAGCTTCGCCGCATGTATGGTAATATTGAAGCACCAGATTTTGATGAAGGATTTAACAAAATTTATATAATTGAAGATAATAAACCTATTCAATGTCGTATAAACGCTAATATTATTAAAGATGAAATTTATATTAATTAATTATAAGGAGGAATAAAAATGTCAGAAATTTGGCTTACTAGTGACACTCATTTGGCGCATAATAAGGATTTTATCTGGAAGCCACGTGGTTTTAATAGTATTGAAGAAATGAATGAAACAATTATTGAAAGATGGAACTCTGTTGTAGGATATAATGATATTGTGTATCATCTTGGAGATGTTATGCTAGGCAATAATGAAGAAGGTTTAAAATTATTAAGCCAACTTAATGGGAATATTATTTTAGCTCTAGGGAACCATGATACGGATACCCGCGAGAAGTTATTCAAAACTATTAAAAACATTAAAGATGTTCAAATGGGATATCGTATTAAAGTAGGTAAAAAAACTTTTGTTTTAAGTCATTATCCGCAATTAGTTGCAAATATGGGTGAAAAGAAATTTATTTATAGCCTGCATGGACATACTCATAGTCAAAATAAATGGAGCGACGTGCCACATACTTATAATGTAAATATGGATGCCCACAATTGCTATCCTGTTAATTTAAATACTATTATTGAAGATATCAATAAGAAAGGAGCTTATTAAAATAAATGGAAATATTTGCTATTTTTCTAATTATGGTTATTGCAATAATTCTTTGTGCTATAATTATTTCTATTTTATCTTTTGCTGAAGGCTGGATAATTGGAATATTCATTAAGAAAATTTTTGGAGTAACTTTTTGTGCTGGATTAGCTTTATTACATATTAATATTAGCCCAGATTCAATTCCTTTAATATGTGGAGTAATTAGTGTTATTGGCATGATATTTGGACATAGCGGAACTGGCAATAGTAAAGAATTACAAGAAAAAATTAATAAAATAAGAAGTTAATATTTTATATTAACTTCTTTTTTTTATTTGGCAAAAGTGATTAATTTATCTAAAATGAATTTAATATTTCTTATAAAAGTTTATATTTAAAAAAAATGGAGATATCACATTTATGTTAAATGAGAAAAAAATAAAAAAAGAAGAGGAACTGTGGGCTGCTAAAAAGGATTTAATAAAAAGACAACAAAAAATAGATGAAGAAAAAAAAGAATTACATAAAAAGAAAAAAATTACTACAACAAAATTATTAATTTTATTTTTATTTATAAATTGTACTATTATTGAATTATTTACTGGCTGGACTGTTGTTCAAAGTTTGCAATTAGCAAAATATACCAATTTAGCTCCTGATTTTTCTCCATTAACTACATTAATAGGAGTTACAATAGGAGAAATTTTTTCTTTTGCTATCTACGCTTTAAAATCTACTAAAGAAAATACTAAAAATGGAATTACATATGATATAGCAATGAAACAATTTGAAATAAATAATAATAATGATAATATTGTAGGATAAAGGAGATAAATATTATGGAATTTTTAATTTCTAATTGGGTTTTAATTATTATAATTATTGCGGCTATTGCTGCAATTGGATATGAAATTTATATTTTTATAAAAACCCCAAAAACAGAACAAATTGCAAAAATAAAAGAATGGTTACTTTATGCAGTAACTATAGCAGAAAAAGAATTAGGTTCAGGAACTGGACAAATTAAGCTTAGTTATGTATATAATATGTTTTTAACTAAATTTCCATATCTTTCAAAAATTATTTCTTTTGAATATTTTAGCAATTTAGTAGATGAAGTTTTAGACGAATTTAAAAATATATTAGAACAAAATTCAAATTTACAAAATTATATAAATAAATAATTAAGGAGAATTAATATGAGTAAAAGTAGTTTAGTTAATTACACAAAATTAAGCCCTAATCATAGTGGAACTAGAACACATAAAATTGATAGAATTACTCCACATTGTGTTGTAGGTCAATTAAGTGTAGAAAGTTTAGGAAATACTTTTGCTAATTCAAGTAGACAAGCTAGTTGTAATTATGGCATAGGCACAGATGGTAGGATTCTTCTTTGTGTAGATGAAAATAATCGTTCTTGGTGTAGTTCAAATAATGATAATGACCAAAGGGCTATTACAATAGAATGTGCGTCAGATAAAACCGCCCCTTATGCTTTTAATGATAAAGTATATAATTCATTAATTAATTTATGTATAGATATCTGTAAAAGATATAATAAAACTAAATTAATTTGGATTGAAAATAAAAATACTGCATTAAATTATACTCCAAAAGATGATGAAATGTTATTAACAGTTCATAGATGGTTTGCCGCAAAGTCATGTCCTGGCGACTGGATGTATAATAAAATGGGCAATTTAGCACAAGAGGTGACAAATAAATTGAGCGGGGTGTCGGTTAGTGCAACTTCAACTCCAGCTAAAGTTTCTTCTACCTCAACTTCCGCGTATAAAGTCAAGGTAACCGCAAGTATTTTAAATATTAGAAGTGGTGCTGGGACTACTTATCCTATTGTTGGTAAAATTACTGATAAAGGTACTTATACTATTGTTCAAGAAAATAATGGTTGGGGTAAGTTAAAATCAGGTGCCGGTTGGATTTCTTTAAAGTATACTGAGAAAGTGTAATATAAGTGAGTAGCATTTTGCTACTCACTTATTTTTTTTATTTATTTTAACTAATTTTTAGTAAAGGTATTTGATTTTCTTCAAAAATTATATTATAATAAGAATGAAATAAAAAATAGCTTACTCAATTATTATAAAATAGGAAAGGATAGTTTAAAAAAAATGATAGAAATTTATACTGATGGAAGTAGTAAAGGTAATCCCGGTCCGGGTGGTTATGCTATTGTAATAAAAGATAAAGAAACTCAAAAAATAATTGATTGTGAAAATGTTCAAGAACCTCTTATTACTAATAATCAAGCTGAATTAAAAGCTATTCTTTTAGCTTTTGAATTAGCACAAACTAGATTTAAAAATGAAACTTGTTTAATATATTCAGATTCTGCATATTGTGTTAATATATGTAATTCATGGATATATTTATGGGCAAAGAATAATTGGATAAATAGCAAAAAGAAACAAATAGAAAATATTGATTTAATTAAATCTCTTTATAATTATCTTACCATAGATTTTTTTAATTGTCAAGTAATCCATTGTAAATCTCATTGTGGAATTTTAGAAAATGAACTTGCAGATGCACTTGCTACTAATAATAAAACTAAAATTGCCAAAATTATAAATAATGCTACTTTACAAGGATTAATATAAAAAAATTGACTAATTTTATAAAATATGATATAATTAATTATAATAAAAAATTGTAAATATTTATTTTATATTATCCCAAGATAAAATTTGGGTAACATTAAATAATATAAATATATTAAATTTTATATATTTAAAAAAGAAAGGTATAAAATTATGTTATATATTTTAAAAGATGGAACTCAAGTACAATCAATCCCAATAGGACAGTCTTCAGTAAAAATCGGAGAAACAAATCCTGATGGAATGCTCACCGTGTGTGATAGAGGACCTGCTCCAAAATCGGGAAGAGGAGCTACTATAATTTGTAAATGTAAATGTGGTAATTATACTTTATTAAAATTAAATGCTTTTAGAAATGGCTCTACTAAATCCTGCGGATGTTATAATAAAGAGCTTCATAAAAAAATGTGTGAAAAAATTGGAAAAAAATCTTATTCAAAAGATTATTCAAAAATAGATAATCCTTTTTATAAATTTATAGAACCAACAAATGAAAAAAATGCTTGTGGAATATATTGGGTTATAGAATGTAAAAAATGTGGTAAAAGATTTAAAGAAATTCCCTCCCAATTAATTTCCTTAAAAAGAAATCGAGGTAATAATCCATGTGATTGTTATAAAAATATTAGTAAGGGAGAATTAAAAATAGAAAATTTATTGAAACAAAATAATTTATCTTTTATTAAAGAAAAAACTTTTAACACTTGTATTTTTCCTAATACTAATTATTTTGCAAAATTTGATTTTTATATTGATAATAAATATTTAATTGAATATGATGGAGAACAACATTTTTATCCTATGTCTTTTGGAAGTCAAAAAGAAACTGGTACTGAAAAATTATTAAAAACACAAGAACGAGATAAATTTAAAAATCAATGGTGCAAAGATAATAATATTCCTTTAATAAGAATACCTTATACACATTATAACAATTTATGTATAGAAGATTTAAAATTAGAAACAAGTAAATTTATTATATAATTTAATATTATATAAAAGAAAGGAAAATAATATAATTATGACAAATAATAGTTATACAACAGATACTATTCAAAAATTAAATTTTTTTGAAGCTGTTAGAAAGTATCCCGGTATGTATATAGGTTCAAAAGATATAGATGGACTTCATCATTTAGCAAAAGAAATTATTTCAAATAGTATAGATGAGTATTTAAATGGTAGCTGCACTAAAATTGATTTAGTATTATTTAAAGATGGAAGCTTAAAAATTTCTGATAATGGAAGAGGAATTCCGATTGGGCAAAAAGAAAATGGAAAAACTGCATTAGAACTTTGTTTTACAGAAGAGCATGCGGGAGGTAAATTTCTTAATGCAACAGGACAAAGCGGATATAATTCAGCTGGTGGGATGCACGGTCTTGGAGCTAAATGTGTAAATGCACTTTCTAGTAAAATGTTTGTACAATCTATTAGAGATGGGAAAATAGAACAAATATATTTTAAAAATGGAATAAAAATTTCTCATACTATAGAAGATTTTAAAGATAAAAAAACAAGTGGCGTTCAAGTACAGTTTTATCCAGATTCAAAATATCTTGAAGAGGTTAAATTTGATGCAAAAAGATTAAAAACTCAAATTCAAGAATTTAGTTTTTTATGTAAAGGACTTACTTTTACTTTATATGATGAAGAACTTGATGAAAAAAATTCTTATATTTCTAATAATGGACTTTATGATTATCTTGAATATCTTAATAAAAATAAAAATTTTATTTGTTCGCCTTTTTATTTTGAAGAAAATGAAGGCACTTTTCAAGTAGAAGTAGCTTTTGGATATAATGATTCATATAATTCGATAGTAAAATTATATACAAATAATATTCCTCAAAATAAAGGTACTCATTTAACTGGTTTTAAAACGGCCTTTACATCAACTTTAAATACATTCGCAAAAGAAAAAAAATGGCTTAAAGATAAAGATGAAAATCTTCAAGGCTCAGATTTTGAAGAAGGACAACTTTTAATTATTAATTTTAAAATGATTGACCCAGTTTTTAAAGGACAAAATAAAGAAGAATTAAGCTCATCTGAAGGAAGAACTTATGTTCAAAAATTTTCTACTAAAGCATTAAAAGAATTATTTGAAATTAATGAAAAAGAAATTAAAAAAATTTTTGATAAGTCGATTAATGCTCGTAAAGCGAGGGAAGCCGCAAAGAAAGCTAGAGAAGCTGTTAGAGATAAAGAAAAGAAAAAGAAAGAGAAAGTTTTAAAATTTGATAGTAAACTTGCAGATTGCTATTCGAAAGATAGATTAAGTTGTG